CTAGCTTGCAGTATTTGTAAAGGACTTAGACCATTTAGCATAAAAAAATATTTGGTGTAAATTTATAAAAAAAAATTTTAAAAAGACCAATTTACTCAATAGAAATATCCCCTTACTATTATTAGTAAAGTTAAAGTGCAAATATAAAAATAATATTTGTTATAACAATGGAAAAAGTAAAAAAAGATATGGCTCAAAATTGCTAAAAATTATTTTGGTGTTTATATCCCCGCCCGCCTCTCGACTTCAAAAGTTCCAACGCCTCAACGGCTCCCGCTCTGGGTGGCTCTCGCTCCAACGGTTGCGCTCTCGGTGTGGTCTGCTCTCGCATTGGTAGCGTTAACGGCTTCCGCTTGGATCGGTGCAGCGTTAACGGTGTTCGCTTTAGCGGTTGCGCTATTCCGCTTCGGGTTCTGGTGTTATGTCTATCGTATTGCTGTCGAGTTGCTTTAATATGTCGTTCACTTGATCGATTGAAAGCGGCGCCGTGTGCTTTACTTCGGCGTTTATGTTTAGTTGGTTTCCGTACTTCTTTGGAGCCACAACCGAGATGTACCATTGTTCTTTATCAGCGATTAAGCGATCGCGTTGTACTGCAACTGGATTAGGTCTTAGGTTCCCATCCTTATCGGTGTACATATCATTCGAGCGGTCTCGGGTCTTTTCCAACATATTTTCCGCCAATAGGTCGGCTCTAACGTCCATCGCGTTCGCGTATTGTTCTATTAATCGGGTGTCAATAGCTATGTATTGTAACATGCTATTAGCGGGTGTGTTGACTCTTAAGCAAGCTTGTCTAAGACTTAAGCCTTCATTCCTTATCATTTCAATCACTTGCAACGCCTTTGTTTCCAGTTCTTCGCTTCTATCTGGCGTTAACCTTCTATCGGGTTGTGTTGTTAGTGTAGATCCAGCAGATGTCACCTGTATTTCCTTTTTCTTTGCCATTGTTTTTCTTTATTAGTTTGTACAAATGTAAATAAAATCTATTTAATAGCTCAAAAGTGTTAAAGTTATGTTAAAGTCAATTAGCAAATATTGTTATTAATATATGTTTTTGTACATTTGAATATCAAATAAAAAAATCTTTTAATCTATAACAAATAACAAATTATGAAATCATTTAGAGGTATTATTAAGAAGTTAGAATTTAAAGCCTTGCTTTATATTACAGGATTGTCAAAAAATCAATTAGTTGATATTATTAATATGGAGGACTATTTTAGTATTCATTATTTGAATAGTCAAAACATTGCTTCAACTACTTATGTTAACAAAACCGCTATTAATAGAGTTATCTCGGATCATTACAAAACATTATTAACTAACATCTAAAAATTACAATTATGAAAGCATTACTTACAACAAATTACATTCACATTTCAAACTTTATTGGGTTTCAATCTAACTACCAAAAACATTTAGATTTTAAAACCTGGATAAAAGAAAATCAAGGCAAATGGATTGATATTGACACAACCCATATTTTTAACAATCAATATAATACTGCTTCAGGATATAGAATTTATGATACTTATATCGATCAAGTTGTTGACGATATTAGAACGGATAAAGATGTATTTTTTGTTAATCATCCAAACGGCAAAGACCCTATTAAAAAAGTTGATTTTAGAGACCATTTAAAAAATGAGCGTTTTGGTTCTTGTTATTCTGTTAATGGGAATTATTATAGAATTTCTCGACGTTCTACTATTGAATTTATATTAGTGGGAGAGCTTGTTTATATTACCAATTCAATTGGCTATACTTTATTAAGCAAGTCCAGGTTAACCAATAACGAGAAAACAATAGTTAACTATTGTGCAAATAGAATATTAACAAATAAAATCTAAATATTATGACTACAACCATTAACAACGATTTGCGAGTTTTTCAAGTATTAACGAGCAATAACAAGCAATATTTTTGCAATATAACAGACCTTAATGAAATTTGTAAGGACTTGCAACCTGGTTATTTTAAGATTAACCATTTTTGGAATAATAAAGCGCAGCGCGTTACAAAAAAAGCCCTCAAATCATTTTTTGAGGGTTCAGAATTAACACAAAACTTTTATTATTAATTTATGCAACCTAAAAAACCACATCCAGCAATTAACACAAAGGTAAAAGCTACCTTATTAACTTTTTTAATCTTAATCATTTCAATCTTAATACAATTATAAAAATGGCAACAAAAATTAAATTATCAGATGTTAACCACGAAGTTTACCCGAATTTCATTTTATGCTCTATTGTTTTAAATGATGGGAGCTACATAAAAGAAAAGTTTATCGGTTACAATTTATGCGAGGCAAAAAAACGATTTTTAAACAACCTTAAAAACTTATAAAAGATGAAACGACCAACCCAACGAATTTATACAAATATTGAAACGAACCAACGATTTGTAATGTATTACAACGATATTAACGATACTAGGGATCTAAGAAACGAAATAACGGGCGAAATAGTAACTAACTTTTATTGCGCTGCTTTTAGTGGGATAACGCTAAAATTTAACGACAAAAGTATATCTACATTAAACGCTGGCGAATTTATAGAACTAAGATCCGATAAAATACCAACTCACATAAAATATACTGGTTTACAAAAAAACTTTGTTAAAATTAAATAGCTATGAAGTCAATTATAAAAAGAAACTTAAATTTAGATATTAAGTACAATTTAATCGATAAAAATTATATTTCCTTAATCGATGGTAATGGATGCACTTGTGACAATTGCGGCAAATTAATTGCCAATATAGCAACGGTAAAAAACGAAAATAACGAAATTTTTACTATTGGTTTTGATTGTCTGGAAACTTTACTTTTAAATAATAATTTGTTAAATGGTAAAAGTATTTTAGAGTACCAAAATTTTAAAAGTTTTTTACCTAGTTATATCAAAAAATCTAAGGAATTAAAAGAAACTGTAAAAAATACCAATTTACAGAATTTAAACAAAATTGTATCAATTGAAGTTGAGGCGCAAAATTTTATTAATGAAGTTAATTATTGGAATGGTAAAATTGATAAAAATGGTAAAATTATAAGCTCAAAACAATATTTTACTTTTAATTATATTTTTGAAAACGGCAAAAAATACAATAGCAATTTTAAAATGAATAACGAAATAGATGTTAATGATTTTATAAAAATTATTCAGAATATTACAAATTTACAAATTATTAAAAATTAATTAAATATGGACTTATTTGAAGATTACGAAAATTTACCAACTGAGGTAATTGCAATTTTAGAAAAATTTGATAGTGATATTTTGAGCTATAAAAATTGCGAAAATTTAATAACTGAACTTGAAAAAATTGGGTATTCCTGTGAGTACGATCTTTCGGGAGAATTGTTTAACCTTATAAAACTTTAAAAAAATGAATACAGAATTTAAAAATATTATAGAATTAGTAAAAGATCAAGAAAAAAAATTATTATTTATTCATCTATTTGAAAAAGGAAATAATTTACAAAAAGCTAGATTATTAGAACGAATTGAAAAAATAATAACAATTAAAAACTAAAAAAATGGAAATTCAATATTTGCAAAATGCAGCTTCAAATGTTACTGGGTTAATAGTTAACGAGAAATTTTTTGAGGATAAACGTAAAAAAATAAAATGTTATTTTCTTTCACTAGATGGCTGCTGTATTTCGCCTGCCTTAGATTACGAAAATATGAATTATTTTATACTAGGATTTTTAAAATGTTATCAATTAAAAAAATAAAAAAAAATGAAAGCAACAATTGAAAAAATTAACGGCAAATGGACTGTTAACGGAAAAGAATTATCGGAATTAAGTATTTTGGAAATTGGTTTATTAAATTCCTTTTTTAAGGCTTATAAATAGCAAATCTATATCTACATACCTAAAATAGAAAATAATCTCTTAAAACTAATAAAAACAGCAAAAAAATGGAAGTTTACACTCACGAAGAATTTAAGGAAATGAAAAAAGCCTTAAAAATTAATAATAAAGATATATCGGAGCTATTAAATTGCAGCGAACAAAATATTCGAAACCACAGCAACCCGAAGAAAAAATTAGGTAAAATTCCGATCTCAATGTTATTTATTTACAGAAAATTAAAAAAGCCTCTTAATTGAGGCTTTTTTATTAATTACAAATTTTTTCTCCTGCTCTATAAATTCCAGGTCTATTAAAATTTTTTTGAACTCCAGTACAATCGTTTTCCATAACCCCAGCGGTAAATTGGTTGCCTGTAACTATTGTAAAAACATTTGCTTCTAAAATTGTATAGCATAAACAATCTGCTTCTGGTTCTGAAATATTACTATTTTCATTTTCAGTTGTGCAATTTGCTAAAAAAATTGCAAAAATTATTATAAGTTTTTTCATAAATTATTCTTTTAAAAGTTTTGATTTTATTCTTTCACGCACCCAGTCGGTAACATTTGACTTTGGATCTAAATCTATAACATCATCATAAACGGTGTTATCTAAATCATCTTTTCTACAAATTTGCCTAGCTTCTTTAAAAGTTAGGTTTTCTTGAAGTAGATATAGTTGAAATATTTTTTGGTCTGTTGTAATTACTGCGATCATTTTTCTAAAATTTTAAGTTCGTTTTCTCTAATATTTTTAATTTCTCGTTGTAGGTAGTCAACTGCTTTCTCTAAATCGTGTAACTCGTTTTGTTTTTTACCTGCTCTGCAAATGTATTTAAGTACATTAAATCGGAAAAAATTAAGGTTGTAATTAAGTGCAACATCAATTAAATCGTAATCTTGCCCTGAGTCGTAATGTATTGGTGTCATAATTTTATTTGTAAAAATTTCTAATAATTCGTGATATAAATAAGTTTCATCAAATTTGCTTTTTCCGTATAATTTTTCATTCCTATAATTCCTATTCCTATAGGAATAATATTTGTCTAACCATTCATCAAATGTCATAATCCTTTTTTATAAATTTCTAATAGCTCTTTTGCTGTGTACTTTTTTCTAAAATCTGAAAATCTTTCCTCTTGATTGCCGTTCATAATAGAATAGGGAGATTGTTCATTTGTGAGCCACTCTGCAAATCCAATAGCAAATTCTTCTGCTATTAATTCACATTCTTCTACTTCTTGACAATTTTCTCCTCCAGATAAATACCAATCAAATTTTTCTTTTAGTGTCATCTTACTTTTTGTTGTTACATAAACCCCAAAATTTAGGGTTTATCTTGTGATGAAAGGTTAATTTGTTGTTTATGTGTTTCACAACTCATTTTATGAACTCCCTCTTTTTGTCCGCAATATTTACAAATTCCATTATGCCAAAATAAATCGCAGTTATATTCATCCGCTTCTCGGTTGGTATTAATGTATGTTTGTCTAAATCCTGCTGGAGAAGTAAACCTATAACAAATTTCTTTTGAAGGGCAAAGGTGGTCGGAGCATTTTGATATATCGCTCATAAATTATCTAATATTTTACGAGTTCCCTCGTGGTTAAACTTCTGCACAAAATTATCGTGGTAATCAAATTCAAATCCAAATAGGCTATTGTCGTCGGTGTAAATAAAAAAGTAATACCAATGCCAATGCTCAACTTTATTAATCCACTTGCAGGAAACCTGTAAATTCTTACCAATACTTAATAAACGATAAGGTCTGCCTAACTTTGAAAGTTTTGGCGTAATTGATAAATTTAATTCAGATGGTTTCATTGTGTATAAACTTCTCTTATTTCGTAATTTTCGTAACCTTTCAACTCTGCTCTTAATTTAGCGTGTTCCTCTGTTCTGTAATAATTTTCAGAGTGTTGATTCTCTTGTGTCCAAATGTAAAATTGTTTTCTCATAATGTTTAAAATTTAATGTTTGAACAAATATTAAAAGAATTTTTTAATTGAACTAATTTTTTAACATAAAATCGACCTCATAGTCTGTCCAAACTTTACACTCAAATCCTAAATCTCTTAATTGCTTAATTCTTAATTTCTGCAATTCAGACAAAACGCCATTTGGCTGCTTAACTTCTATAAAAATTGTCTTGCCATCTTTTAAAGCTATAATGTCAGCAATGCCGTTTTTGTTCGTAGATATTAATTTTATTACAAAATAACCTTGTAACTCTAATTTTTTAATTATTTTGGCTTGTATCTTACTTTCTAGCATAAGATGTTTTTTTAATTTTGTCTGAAATTCCAAAATCTTTTTTGTACAAATCAAGAGTGAAGTCTTTTTTATTCATCAAACTCTTGTAAACCATTCTTTCAATAGACTTTGTTTTGCCATTATCTTTTGAGAATAACCAAAATATTTGATTTTCTTTTCTGTCTAAAGTACTCATACGATCCCTGAATTGCCAGTAAGTTGAGCTACTAAAATCAATATTTAACGCAACAATATAATTAGCTTTTTTAAGACTAATTCCTTCTTTCCCTGCTTGAAATTGCAAGGCAATCCATTTGTCAGTTTCATTAAATTCATCTAAATCTGTTGTTAGTTTATCTTTTAAAATTTCTTTGAGCATATTTAATTCTTCTTTGAATTTATAAAATATTCCTATTTTATAATCTTTAAAATTATCTCTAATATATTCAGCCTTTGAATAGTCAATTACTTTACTACTACCATCTTCAAACTTACAAGTTCCACTTGCTAACTGTAAATGTTTTTGTTGCAATTTAACTGCTGTGTCTGCTAATATTATTTGCCCTTGTGAATTTTTTACAACTAAATCTTTTCTCAGTCTTTCAATTATTTGGTAAGTAATAGGCTTCATTTCAACATCAATTACCATCTCTGAAATTTCAGTCTTAAAACCTGATTCAGCTTGGGTAAAAGTTAATATGAAATACTTAATACGTCTTTGGATATATTTAATATTTGCATCTGAATAGTCATTAATTTTGGTAAAGCCTAAGTTCTTCTGCTTTACATTAACAAAATCGGCTGCCCATTTGTAAAAGTTTTTGTATTCCTTGAAAGGACTGTTATCTGATAATTGCAAACTATGATACCATTGTGAATGGCTCTCTGGAGTAGGTGTGCCTGATAATAAAATCATTGGTAGATGGCTATATTTTTTCCTAGCTAACTTCTGATATACAGATGGCTTTGGGTATGCTGAATAGCCGTGAAATTCATCAAAAATAACTAAATCAAAACTATCATCGACTTTATGTAACGATTCTTTATTGATAATTGTTATCTTAAAACTATAATCCATTTGGTCATAATCCCATTGAATAGAGCTAAACGCTTTTAGCTTTGTAACAAACAAAACATTTTTAGCTCCATAATTTTCAGCTGTCTGCAAAGATGTTAATGTCTTGCCTGTTCTTACGGCTAGGCACAATATAACCAATCCTTTACGCCTTAAAATATCGGTTGCTTCATTTGATAGCTTTATTTGGTAATCTCGTAAAATCATTAGAATAAGGTTGTTTGATTTATTTCATTTGATATTCGTTTAGACAAAACAGAAAAATAAGTTTTATCTATTTCACTTCCTAAAAAATTTCTTTTTTCTTTTATACAAGCTATTGCGGTTGTTCCACTTCCCATAAACGGATCAAAAACCAAATCATTTTCTTTACTGGAATTTACAACCAAAGTTCTAATTATATTTAATGGTTTTACTGTTGGATGTTCAAATTCACTTTTAGAGTTATTTTGCAAAAAGTATTTTTTTTTACTTGCATAATCGCCGCCTAAATAAGCACCTTGCCCTCTCATAAAAATTATGTATTCAGTATCAGATAAATATTTATTGTTGGTTGTAGGTATCGGATTTAACTTATGATAGCAAAGTATATCAGTATTCATATTGTTTTCTTTAGCCCAAAGTAATATTTGTAATACTTGGTCTTTACTACAAAAAAAATAACAATTAAACACTTTTAAAACTCTTTTACATTCGTCAAGTATTATATTTTCAAAACCATCACTTAAACTTTTTACTCCTTTGTGATAATCTCTTTGTTCAACTCCAAAGCACCCTCCTCCTCCTCCAGATACAATTTCATAAGGTGGATCAGCAATTACCAAATCAACGCAATTATCAGGTAATTTTTTTAAAGTTTCTAAACAATCTTCGTTGTATATTTTATTCAGTTCCATAATTAAAACATTATATCGTTATCTTCTTCCATATTTACAACTCCGTTTTTATTGACTATCTCAAACCATCTTTCTCCATTTGAATTGCCATCTAAATACTCAAACTTATAAAATTTAGCATATTGCTCAATCCATCGAGTAAATCTGTTTTGACTTAATTTGTAAGTTTTAAAATCGGGATATTCATTGATAAAGCTATTATAATATGTTTGCTTATTGCATCTAGTGTTAAACTCAATATTTTCATTCTTACTATTAGCATCCAACTTTGTCCACTCATAAAACTCAAAAGAAGTGTTTTTAATAAACTTTCTAACTTCTAAGTTTTTAAAGTCGTGTTTAGTGAGTCCATTTACTAAGTAATATTGTACGCATTGGATCATAAAGTTGTCAAATTTTGACCACTCTAATTCATTCCAATCATCAAATAATAAGTGTCCAAATTCATCTAGTGGCGTGTGCTTGTAACTAAAATGCTCTGCTAATTCAACTTCAAATTTTCTGCGCTCAAACGAACCACCAACGCCACCAATAGTGTAGTTAGTTGTAATAAGTATTTTTGGAGATTGTTGAACTGGCAATTTAATTGCATCTTGACCTTTGTACTCTAAAGTTATTCCCTCAGTAATTAAACTAAATAAACTTTCAAAGTTGAAGTTCTTTTTAACATCATCAAACACTAATATTTGAGTGTCAGTCGATACAGTTTGATAAGGAAAACTTTTGGTAAACTCAAATGTTTTCCCATCAATACTGCTAACTTTTTTCATCTGCGATAATGCGTTCCAAAATAATCCTTTACCGCTTCCTCCATTAGGGTTTTCTGAAATTGTTTCATCATTAAAAATAATTGCTTTATTGTTTGCCGAAGTCTTGAATGAATGTAATAAATAACCGATTACCGATTTGAAACTATTGTATTTTTCTGCATCTTGTCCAGCGATAAGCCAAAGGAATTTTCTAAATACAGCATCGTGGTGGTCAAAACTTTCAAATGGTCTGTTCACTATTTGTCTTTTCCAAACAAAGCCATCTAAATCTAAATAGTCTATTTTTTCAATAGCTTCATCCGTAATCTTTACAACGCAATTATTAAAATATAAAAAACACTCTGTTTGAGTATCTTCTTTTATTTTAATTTCAGAACTTTCCAAAAAACTTAAAAAGTCAGATTGAAAATATTTAGGACTTGAAGCCATAAAGTCATAAGGACTAAATCCAATATCTTCTCTAGTAAGTAAATGGTTTAAAACAAAATCTTTAATTCTTTTCTCGCTTGTTTCCTCAACTAGGTTTTGCTCGATCTTAATAAAAGTAAATGTGCTTGTGTCAGTTGGAAAATATTTAAAGAAGTTATTTTGTTGAAGCCAAAACTTATATTTATGTGGACTTAAATTAACCTTTCCTTTATCGTTATAATACCAAAAGTCAGATACAGATATTTCATCCTTAATTTCATCTATACACTTCTCTATTTCGTTCTTATCAAAGTCAGAATGATACTCAATAACTTCTTTTTTATTCTTTCCAGTTCTAATCTGTTTCTCAATCTTTTGCTTAATACTTTTGTCCTCAAAAAACTTAGTTCCAAATTGATTAGTTTTCTTGTAAGCAGAATTTATAGTGGTTTGTATCTCACTTCTTGGGAAATCTTTTTCTTCAAAGTTGTAAAAAGTTTGTTCAGCTACATTTTTAGCAATACCAAAATCATTAAATGCGGAAGCTAATCTAAATAGGTTTTTATTTCTTTCTTGACTAAATGTATATTTCTTATTAAACCAAGTCATTAAATTGGTAATAATAAGATTGTCAGATTTTATTGCAATAGATACATTTCTATTTCCTAAATCTTCAACTTCTGGAGCATCAATTTTATCCCAAAGTTTTGAATTTTCATTTATAAACAAATCGGGATCGTAACTTTCAAAGCAAAACCTACTTACATCAGACCCACTATTATCCCAATTAGGATGGTTATAATAGTTTTTAAGGCTTTTAAAATACTCTTTATGGTTTTCTATATCAGTAGGAATTTTAACAAGTGCTTTAACTCCTTTGCCACTAGGTGAAATCCAAGCACTATAAATATAATCATCATCAGATATTGAATTTTTTAAATCAATAGCATCTTGCTGTGTCTTAAATTTATCAAAATCTAAGATACAAAGTCCTGAATGTTCTTTAATTCCAGCTATTGCACGGTATTCAAAGACACCATTAAAACAAACACCTGGTAATTTACTTTTGTTTTGATCATAATCGATTGGTGGTAATGTTCTTAACCACTCAATCGTTTCTTTACTCTTACCTTGTTTTATTCGCTCTAAGCAAAATAAAACATCTTTTGTAAAGCCATTAGATACATCTGTGGCTTTTTTGTAAATCGTTACGTTCATAGTTTAAAAAATAAACCCCATTACCAGCAGTGGTAGTTGCGTGGTAATGAGGTTCTGTAATAAGTTTATAATTGGCTACCACTCCGAGAACAAATGTAAACTTTATTTTTAATATAAGTATATTTTTTTTTATAAATTATAATAAAAAAAAGTGTACTAGCGTAAACCCCAATAAAATCAATACTTAACGTGTTAATAGTACACTTTTTCATTTTTTTTGACTAAAATTTATTTTAAAAAATAATTTTAAATTTATTTTTATTTCCTATGGTATAGAAAGGTATGTGAAAGTGTACTTGTGTACTTTTAAAAAACTAATATCATTGACTGCTTTAGCGGTCAATAAAAAAAGCCACTCAAATAGGTGGCTTTAATTAGTTGTGTTGTTTGGCGTTTAGAAGTCTAATCCATCATCAATAGCTGCATCTTGCATATCGTTAAAGTCATTTGCAATATCTCCATTTAATACAACATCGATATCTGCTTTTGCTAAGTATGTTTTAAGATACGATTCCAATATGTTGAACGCTTCGTCTGCCATATTAGCTTCCTCATCTGAAATAGAGTTTGCAAAAGAGAAACCTGGTGTTGAAAACTTAACTGCGCCTTTTTTACCATCTTCTGCTGATGCAACTATTACCCACTCGTCTGCAAGTCTGTTGCGTGTTTTCTGTGTGAAGTCGCCCCACTTTTGAACGCCAGAACCTTTTAGTGATATGTTTGCTAGTGAACCATCCTCAAGCATTACATAAATAGACTTGGTGTAATGCCCTCCAGCAGCAACAACTTTCTCTTTAATGTCTTTGTAATAACCTTTAGCAATTTCGTTACCCTTAAAAGGTTTAACTGTCATTACTTCTTTTGAAATGAATTTCACTTCGTTGGAGTAAATGTTACTTGATGAAGCATCGTTCCAACCTTTGATACAATGTAACTCGTCTAGGACTAAGAACTTAAAAGGCAAAGGTATTTCTACATTTTTCTGCGCTTCTTTGTCGTAATAGTTGAAACACTTGTCGTTTGATTTCCACTCGATAAATTTAGTGGCTGGGTTTGTCTGTGGTTGTGCAAACGCTTGTCTGCGGTTTGAAGTACTCATAATAAAATATTTGTTTATGGATCGGAGTTAAGATGCCCGAACCTTGCATCGGTTAATTATGAAATGTAAATATAGTAAATTAAAATGATATTGCCAAACTACTTTTGCGTGGCGTTGTTGATACTCTAGGAACTTGCACTCCAGCCGCATCGTATATTTCATTATGCGATTTTAAAGCTAGTTTAAGAAGTTCCTCACGTTCTTTTAATTCTCGATTAATGTCGCTCCAGACTTCGCAATCTTTGAAGTTTATAGTTTCGCCACCACTTCTAAATGTGCCTTTAAGTCCAAACGCTTCAAAGTTCTCTTGTGGGAGTACTTTTAAAAGTTCAGCGTTAATCACTTCCAATGCCTCGCCCATTCTTTTAGCTTGCGCTAGTAGTTCAAATTTGTCTGTTTCTCCAGCGTCTAACAAATCTTTAATAAATGTTTGTGCGGAGAACTGGATCTCTTTTTTGTTTGGTAAGAAATTAGCTGTTTGAATTTCTTGCTCCCTCATTAATTGGAATAAATCTTTACTCATAATGTTTAAATTAAAAAACTCACTCAATGACCGCCAAGTGCAAAGAGTGAGCTAGTTATAAATTCAATCTTGGCGGATTTGTTTTGCAAATATAAAAAAACTTTTTTAATCTGCAACTATAAATGAAAAAATATGCTCAATTATTGGCAAAGTCCAACCATCGCCTAGAAGTGAACCTGCTTTTGCAGTTGTAAGAATATCGCAGTAATTATCGGGAAAACCTTGAAGTCTGCACATTTCTACTTTGTTGACCGTTCTTACTATTCCATCTTTGTAGCTGTATAAATTATTTGAACTTTCCATTAAGCAAGGACTTTTTCCTTTTGTTACTCTGCCTCTGCGAGTTGTTGAAGTTGGGAAACTTAAATCTAAACAATCATTTTCACTAACTACATTATAACCTTTTGAAGTGTTTGTTTTGCATCTTAATTCATTGTTGACTTCATAGATTAAAGTAATCATTCCTGTTGTTTCGTTTCGGTGTTTTAATGATTCTTGACTACCTCCGTTGCCAAATCTTGGTCTTATTGCTACGTGTTTATCAGTATCAACGTAAATCATATTTATAAACTCTTTTGAAGCTCTTTTCTTAATACTTTCTTGACTTGTACAAATTCTGCTCTCACTTTCTAATAAAGCTAGTGATTTTACCCTTTCAACATAACCATCTGTAATAATATCCTTAAACATTATTCCCTTATCTTTTGGTTGTGGAATATCTGTAACAACATCAAACATCGTCTCTTTAGTTCGTATGTTACTCCAGTAGTAACGATCTCGAAGTTGTGCAGTCAAAAGCGAACTGTTAATGCGTACTGGGTAAACTCCCAACGCTCGGCTCATAATTCCAACATCTAATTTACTTGCGCTACCGACGTTCTCTTGAAGAAATAATACTTTAGGATTGAGTGATTTAATATGTTCTAGTATCTCGACAAAAGTAAAAAACAAACTAGATTTTTTACCGTTAATTCCCGCACGTTTACCAGCTGCCGACAAATCTTGACAAGGCGAACCGCTTAAAACTAAATCAATAGTTTTCCAATCAATATCCCACTCACGCCACTTGGTAACATCCCCGACTTGAATAGTGTCGGGGAAGTGATGTTGTGTAAGTTCTATTGCATAAGGCTTTATTTCACTTGAATAGTACTTGTCAACTTTGATTCCTACGTTTTCAAGTGCTTGGCGACCTGTGTTCATTCCGTTAAATAGACTTAATACATTCATAAACAACTTTTTGCAGTATTATTTAATCTACTTTCAACTAAAATGCACTCATCGTTCTGCTCCCACTCGTCTAAAATTCTGTTAAGTTTTTTAGAACTAATCGCCATTCGATTGATAAATGTTTGTCGCCCGAAGTACTCGAACCTAAACCATAACTCAATGATAGTTATTTTAAATGCGCTGTAATCTTTTCTTCTATCCATTGTCTTTATCTTTAAATCTATCCTCCCAATCAATATCTTGTATCATTTCATCGGGGAATAATAACATACAAACGATAAAAACAATCAAAAGAAGTAAGTACACTGCTACAAAGCTAAGTACTACGATGTTTTCTGCTATGTAGTCCATTAGAATAAGTTATTAAGTTGCTCAATCGGGTTTTGAAATATCTCGTCAAAGACTTTAGTAGCTTGATCTAATTGTCTATTTTCTAATACTTCTGCATCTTGCACCTCCCAATCGTTAATGATTGCTTGGAACAAGTCTTTAGCTTGTTTGAGTTCTTTGTTCAAACGCTCATTTTCTTTTCTTAATGCGCTTAATTGTTGCGCTTGAAATCTGATTAAATCTTCCATTATTTTATCTCTTTAAGTTTGTTAAAAATATAAGTATTATCGCCACACACCGCTTGGCAAAGTTCAACTATTTTCTTGTTAACCGCTTCTCGGTATTTGATGCGGTTTGTTAAATCTCTGATTTTGCTTTCTAAATCGCAAA